TTTCTACTCGCCTATCTTCGTCTGACGAGGGGCTTCCCCTTAACGCTGAAGCTTACTTCGGCTTCCAGGCAACGAGAGCAGCAGGAAGCTTGGTGTTTAACAAGGACATTGTAGACTCACTAAATTCGTTGCCTGACTCTGACTACTATGGCCAGACGTTTACGGTAGTGGGTAGTCTTAATAACCTTCTTGAAATTCCGGTTATCTTTTCGCTGGATAATGTTGTCAGCGCTTCAACTAGCACGAGCACTACGCAACCAGCATGTTTCTATATGACGGGATCGCGTCAAGGCGCAAGTTCAATTACTGCCGATTCAACCGGCTACGCTAAGGGCAACACCACCAAGAACGGATATGAGGCCGCACTTCTTTATGGAGTTGACAGCTTCACTATTCCACTTTTCGGTGGCGTAGACGGCTTCGATATCACAGAGAAGGATCCGTTCAGAAACAGCCAGTGGACCGAAGGGTCAACCAATCAGACCAACAGCTATGCATTTAATTCGGTGAAACAAGCTATTGACATTGTGCGTGATGCTGAGTTGGTTGACATGAACATTGTTGAGGCCCCCGGCATTACGTTGCCAACCCTCACAGACCACTTGATAACAACCGCAGAAGAGCGTGCTGACTCTCTTGCAATCATTGACATCGAAAACGACTACAAGTCTAAGTACGAGAGCACGCAATCCTTTGCAGACCGCGTGGGAGACGTCGATGATGCGGTGTCTTCCTTTAAAAACAGGAACATGGACTCCAGCTATGGATGTGCGTACTACCCTTGGGTGCAAATCTACGATACTATCAACAACCAGTACTTGTGGGTTCCCCCTTCGGTGGCAGCTATTGGGACGATGTCCAATTCCCAGGCCCGCTCAGAACTGTGGTTTGCCCCTGCGGGCTTCAACAGAGGCGGCCTGTCTGACGGCGCAGCAGGGGTTCCGGTCACGGGAATCACCGAGAAGCTCACCAGCAAGGAGAGGGACAGACTTTATGATGCAAACATTAACCCCATCGCTTCTTTCCCGTCTGAGGGAATCGTGGTCTTTGGTCAGAAGACCCTTCAGGCGACAAGGTCGGCACTGGATAGAGTTAATGTGCGCAGACTGCTCATCTTTTTAAAGAAGCAGGTTTCGCTCTTGTCTACTCAGGTTCTCTTCGACCAGAATATTGAGGTTACTTGGAACCGCTTCATTGGCCTGGTGGATCCCTTCCTCCAGTCGGTTAAGACCCGATATGGACTGGAAGACTACAAGCTCGTCTTGGATAAGACCACGACGACACCGGACTTGGTGGATAGAAATATTCTTTATGCAAAGATTTATTTGAAGCCTGCTAAGTCGATTGAGTTTATTGCAATTGACTTCAATATCTCCAGAAGTGGAGCGGCATTTGAGGATTAAAAAAGAGGGGAAAAATTTTCCCCTCACTATTTATTTTACTAGAGGAGATTAATTAAAATGGCATTTTGGTCAGATTACGCACTGGGAGTACCAGATCCCAAAAGAAAATATAGATTTCTTGTTTTTGCGGGTGGTATTGCCCCGTGGGTTGCCAAGTCGGTTTCAAAACCGGGCTGGGAGGTGAGCGAGATTACGCATACGTACCTTGTTCATAAGTTCTATTATCCCGGCAAGGTTACGTGGAAGGATGTGACCATGACTTTAGTGGATCCGAGTGGTACCGGATATGACACCATGCAGACCATTTATAATAATCTCAGGGAAGGGGGCTATACGCCTCCTGAGACACAAAATGACTACACTACTATCTCTAAGAATGCCTCTGTTGCCGCACTAGGTAACTTGCGAATCCAACAGATTGCCGATGATATCCCCTCAACCGCAAGCCCTGCGGGAGTGCCTTTATCGCTTCCAAGCCCGAAAGTGGTGGAGGAATGGATGCTTTATGGGGCCTGGATTAAGGATGTGGATCTGGGAGAGCTAGCTTATGACACAGATGAACTGTCTGAATTAAAGCTTACCATACGCTACGACTACGCTAAGCTTAACTCAGACAACAATGCGGCAACGACTGGGGTGCCAGGAACGAACGCAGGGTTCCCCCAATCACAGCCGTTGACACTTTTCTAGAGGTGTAGGTTATGCCTTTTTGGTCCGACAATGGAGCCTCTAGCAACCTCTTCGCCCCTCTTGGGAGCAATGCTGGCAAGGCCATTGAGCCGAAGCGTTCATATAGGTTTGTGGCTTTTATGGGAGGGGCCAATCCTCTTAAGCCATTTCTGGTTAAAAAGATTGCCAGGCCCAAATTTGATGTAACAACGGACACGATCACAAGAGGCGACCGTAGAATTGTCCCAGGGCAGAATGTGGTACTTGGGGGTACTCCACTGGGAAACCATACAATCACCTTTGCAGACGCAGGGGGAGATGATGATGTTTCTTTTTTCTTTTATAAAATGATGCGTGAGGCTGGAAATCAGTCTGTTTATAGCTATGCTGATGCTAACTTAGTAAATTCTTTGACCGAGCAGAAACTTGATTTCGCTTTATATTATAATGTTTTTAGAAAGAGGATCCCTTTTATCCGTGTGGTGAGCCTGGGTGTGCCGACCCCCGTGAGTAGTTTATTGGGCGGCATAACAGGTATGGGCCCTGGTAATATCACTGAAGAGATTATATTTTATGAGCCACTCCCGGTTTCTATAGATCTTGGCAGCTACGAGTATGAGCAGGACGAAATATTAGAGGTCTCCTTTACATTCCAACCGGCGTATGTTAAGATGAATAAAGACAATGAGAGCACCATGTTTGTTGGAGAAGGAACTAACGGGGTTCATACAGGACTCACAGAAACCCCACCAGATCGCATGCAAAAAGCAAGATCTTATGGAGATAGCCAACTGCTTCACATTAAAGGATGAACAATAAGAGGTATATATGTCAATTAGGAATAATGAGGATCGAGTTAAACATTTAATGAATCAAGAGCCACCCCCGGTGGAAGAAGAAAAGGCGCCTCCGCAAGGGCTAAACTTTGTTATCCCAACAGAGTTGGTTGATTTACCCTCACGGGGCACATTTTACCCTGAAGGGCATCCTCTTCATGGGGAAGAATCGATAGAAGTACGGCACATGACCGCAAGAGATGAGGAGGTTCTTACTTCTCGCACTCTGTTGAAAAAAGGCTTGGCCATTGACAGGGTGATTCAGAATGTGATCGTGGACAAAAGCATCAAAGTTAATTCCCTTCTGGTGGGCGACAAGAATGCTATTCTTGTCCATTCTAGGGTTTTTGCATATGGTCCCGATTACGAGACAAAAGTAGGGTGCCCCTCCTGCGGGGAATCCGGTAAATTTAATTTTAATTTATTGGACCATCAGGCGAGCCATCCTGACGACTATGAAGACCCTGAAGTCGAGGGTTTTAAGAGGCTTGATAGTGGGAACTTTGCTATCTACCTTCCCAAGACTAAAATCGTTGTGGAAGTACGCCTGCTTAACAGCGATGATGAGTCATCCTTGGTTCGTCTAGCTGAAATGAAGAAGAAGCGTAGAATGCCGAATGCCGATTCTTCGTTGATTGATCAAATGCTTATGTTTGTGGTTTCTGCGAACGGAGTGGACCACAAGGGCGAGCTAAGGCAGTTTATGGAAAATATGCCTGCGGCAGATTCAAAGCATCTGAGGTACGTATACCAGAGGCTTACTCCTAATATTGATTTGACTCAGCATTACGAGTGTGTGGAGTGCGGACATACCGCGCACATGGAGGTACCGTTTACCCCTGAATTTTTTTGGCCTCGACAGTAACTACATGCAGAGCGTATATGAGCAGTTCTTTCTGCTCAAATATCATGGCGGCTGGAGCTTTACAGAAGCTTACAGTCTGCCTATTGGTTTGCGTACTTGGTTTATGGAGCGCCTTGCAAAACAGATTGAAAAGGAAAACGAGGCAGTTGAAAAGGCTCGCCAAAAGTCCAAGAGTAAGTAAGGAGCCCGTGCTCTCCATGGGTTTTCTTCTTTAAGGACTAATTATAGGAGAGGGTTTTGCAATGGAAGAAACAGATAAGCTGGTTGTTGAATTAGATAGTATAACAGAGCAGACGTATGATATCCTGGGCGCTAACATCAAGTATATTCTTTCTCGGATGTTTGCAGGTGCGCCGATTAATGCCACGGTTAAAGGGCCTCCCAATAAAGTTCATGCTTTTTATGACACCATAAAGAGAGAAAGAGACTTTCTTTCCCAAGCCAAACGTCTTGGACTGGATAATCCTAGTACGTATAGAAACAAGGCGAAGTTGGACACATCTGTAAAGAACTTTGAACGGGAAACAGGCTTAAAATGGCCTCTTAAATAGGAGTGTTCTAGATGGCTTTAGACCCACAAGATATTGCTGCTTTAACTCAAGCCTTTGAGAATGCCATGAAGCGAAGTGGAGGAGGAACGGCAGGAACGGCAGGCCCTTCTGTGGACTTTCGTGGCTTTGGCGCAGCGGGTGCGGAGAAGCAGTTGGAGGCGATGCAAGCACTCTTGGAGAGTATTAATAGTCTTCAGGCGGATAAGAATGCGCTGACCGCAAAAGAATCAGACTTGCTGGATAGTATTAGAGACACAGAAACCTCTAAACAAGCAAGTTTGGCCGAACAGTTTTTGATTCTGGAAAAGCAGCGGAATTCGCTGGGTGACTTTTTAAGGCTTGCAGAGGGGTATGGAGCCTCTCAAACTAAAATTGACGCACAACAGAAAATAGCAGATGAGGCGCATGAGACGTATCTTGAAGCAAGAAAGAGCCAAGATTTTGAAGCAACCAAGGAAGCTCGCCTTAATCTTGCAGAGCAGAATAAAAAGCTCAAAATCCTAGAAGCACAGAAAGCCGAGCGAGAAGATCTGATCTCTGTGGTCAAAAGAGGAATAAAGGAGAGTGAGAGACTTACCCATGAGAACGAAAAACAAAGCAAGGCTTTAGCGTTTGCAAGCGACAAAACTGAAGGGGTTATTGGGTTATTAGGCTTAAGTTCCCGAGCGTATGAAGGTTCGTTTTTTCAAAAGGTTAAAGAAGGTGGGATCACTAACTCCCTAGCGGCCATGGGCAACACATTTCTTCAATCACTAAGGCCGATGAATTTAATCGCTAACGTGGGCGGGAAGCTCATGGAAACTTTTATTGGCCTTGTTACCGAAGTAGATACCGCGCAGGCAACCTTTCAAAAAGCCACAGGCGCAGGGGCGTCATATAATGAGATTATTACAAATACAATTAGTAATAATACCAAGTATGGAGTCACTGGTCAACAAGCAGCTCAAGCAAATACAAACTTGTTCCAGCAGTTTAGGGGCTTTACAGAAATAGCCCCCCAAGCCCGACAGGCAGTCGCAGATTTAACCGTTCAATTGGAAGCCGTGGGTGTAGATAGCGCAACGAGCGCACAAAGCTTTAACTTATTGACATCCGCTTTAAACAGAGGGACCGCACAGGCCGGTTCTGCAATAATGAAACTTCAAGGAGCGGCATCAGCCTTGGGCATTTCTTTTGGGGAGATGCAGCAACAGTTCGGGCAAGCCATGTCAACTGTGGCTGTTTATGGGGAGCGCGCTGAGGAGCAGTTTATAAAGCTTGCTGCTGCTGCTAAGATGGCGGGCGTGGAAGTGAACGATTTAATAGGCTTCGCTAAACAGTTTGATACGTTTCAAGGGGCTGCTGAGAGTGTCTCTAGGTTAAATGCGCTTTTGGGCGGTCCCTATCTTAATAGCCTTCAAATGGTTCATATGACCGAAGCAGAGAGACATCGCGCCACTTTGGTGGCGCTGGAAGCATCCGGAAAGCAGTTTGCGATGCTTTCTCGTTTTGAACAGAGGGCGATTGCAAGTGCGGCTGGTATTACGGATATGGCGAAAGCTAATCAAATACTTGGGAAATCAACGGCAGCTTATGACCAGATGCAAGCGAAAGGTGCAGCGGCTGCGATGACCCAAAAAGAATTGGCTGAGCAGGCAAGACAAGCTCAAGCAGTTACGCAAGAGTTTGCAAACATATTGAGAAGCATTGCCGTCATAGTTGGGCCTGTTGTGAGCGTCTTAAATTGGCTTATAAGCTCCTTTGCAAACCTTACAGACATGCCTCTTGTAAACTTGAGTGCCACGGTTATTGCATTGGGGCTTCTATTTTGGGGTATATCCAAGGCTATGGGCAAGTTCAGGACCAGTACAGAAGAGGCCGGAAGTAGTTTGGGTGATTTGGGGGAGATACTCACACAAATCAAAGACATTATGGTGCGGCCGAATTCCCCTCCGTTGTATCTTATTTTTCCGGTGATGGCGAGGGGAATTAACTCTTTATCAGAATCTTTTGAGAGGATGGGGCCAAAAGCCTTGTTAGGGGCGCTTGCTATTGGGGCAGTCGCTGCGGGTGCTTCGCTGTTATTTAACAGTATCGCTAAGTTGTTCACTGCAATGAAAGATCTTACAGGGGAACAGATCCTCGGAGGCTTGGGAGCACTGGCCTTGGCTTTTGGCGGCTTGCTCTTGATGGTATATGCTTTGGCCAACCCAATGGCGATGTTGGGAGCACTTGTTCTTGGCGGCCTTTTCTTCTCTATTGGAGCCGCAATGGAGATGGCGGGCCCTGGCCTAGAAGGCTTAGCCGGGACTTTTGACGGTATGGATAAAATGACACCTGCCAAGGCCAAATCTACCGTGGAAGCTATGGACTCTGTAACAAGGGTTATTGATGCTTCAGCGTTTTCGCGGGCGCTTAGCACAGGAGCCTTAATGGACTTTGTTAAAGAGGTCCTTGGGGTGGGGGGAGAGGAAACAACACCGGAGGCACCCGCCAGAAAAACGCAGAAAGAAATAAAACTATATATGGACACACAAGGGCGACGTGAGTTTGCCAAAGGTATTGTGGACGAAATAACAGATGAAATGAGCAAGAAACTAAATATTGTAAAGAGGTAGCGAAAGAATGGCAATTGAACCTGCAATGAAAATAACCCCGGTAAGGGGGCTTGGCGCACGGATTATTCTGAATATATCCACGATGCAGGACTTTAATGACTCTGTGTCAGCTCAATATGAGACGAAGAATGTTTATGGCCGACCGGATCCAATTCTTTCGTACACCAGCACAACAAGAACGATTAAGATGAGTTGGCTGGCCTATACGCATAGAAATCCATTTTTGTTGAAAGCCGTGAAGACCCTTCAGAGGCTTCTTTACGCGTCTTATGCCAGGGTGGGAAGCAACCACATCTTGAAAGACCCACCCTTGTTCAAGGTCCAGTTTGGCACGGCTAATTTTGGAGACGATGGGCAGAAGGCGACGGGGTTCAAGAAGGGCCATTACATGGGGGTTAAAAGGGTATATGGGGTGTTTGATACCTTTGAGGTGAAGGTTTATGATGGTAAGGTATACGCTCTTGGAGATTCTAAGAGCCGCAGCTTCATTCCCGATAGGGTGGGGATTGACGCGACACTTACCGTGCTCCACCATTATAACCCAGGGTTCTTGGGCAAAGAGAGTGTGATGGCAGAGGCTGAAGACACTTCAGGGAGGACCGAGACCCCGACCAGCACAGAAGTAACGGAAGCAACGAGCTTCCCTGCGGAAGACCTTTCAGGGGATCATGATCCTGGAGGCCCCCCAACTACGACACCGGCTGCAACGGCGGACCTTGTAGCGCCCACAGACCCTGCGTCGGTTTTAGGAGACGCTGCTGAGGCCCGTGCCATGGAGAGCACACCAGCAGCATCCACACCCACATCAGCCCTCACACCATCACCCGGATCCAGCCTCGAATAAGGTCATGCCATAAAGGAAAATAATAATGAGCATTATATCAAGATATTCAAATAGAGCAGTTTTTGCCAACACGCGTGAAGAGTACCAAACTTACTTTGATGACAGAGGTGTGCGT